CTACCTGCAATAGACATAGATTGCTGATCCATGCTTGCTCTGTTTTCAATGACAGCTTCTATTGCATCCAATACTTTTTTTGCATGACTTCTAACTGAATTAGATGTTGTTGCATAGTTGTCCTGAATTTCTACATAGCCTTCTTCTAGCTTGACCCTTGCAGAGTCAGAGCTTCTTGTTATGTAAGAAATCCAGTTGTAGTTACCAAGTGTGTAAGAAGTAGTGGAAGAGGTTGAGATAATGTACTCATTACCTGACTCTGTTGCAGTTAAAGTAAAGTTTGCTGCAGTAGAGCCATCAATTAAATTAAATTCATAACTTAATGCATAATCTGCAAGAGGATAATCTGCTGCTAGATCATCTCTTTTCCATGCCCAGAAATCGCCAAGCTGTAATTCACTTGGAACTTGAGTAGGAAAGTTTGCTGAATCGAATTTATTAGCCAAATAAAAACCTCATAATGTTAGATACATCCTAGTAAAACACTAAGGTCTATGCAGAAATTGTCAAGCCAAAAATAAAAAAGGCTCAATTAAGAGCCTTTTGTATTTTAAATATTTTAGTTAAATATTTTTTGCAGCTACATCTAGTTCAAGCCTGTATCTTGAATATGGATATCTAGGTTGGATGTGCTGTTGATTTAGCAGTTGCACATAATGATTTACTCTCTCTTCAACTTCCTTCCATGTATCACAATAATGCTCATCATCATAAGGGTCATCAATAACATCATCACAGTAAACCCAGAATGTATATTCTTTATAAATGCTGATATTTGGATATTCTAGCAATAATGCTTCTACTCTTTTTTTAGGTGAAGTCCTTTTTTTCTTTTCTGCAGGAACGATTGGATTTTCCCTAAAGTTCACAAAAGGTTTGTTTCTATTTGAAATATTTAAAATATCTTCTATGTAATCAAACTCAATAAAATCAATATTCCTATCTCTTAAAGATGCAGACAGCTCTTTATAAGATGGTTGCAAAGGATGTAATTTATTAAGCAATACACAATACACAGAAACAAAATGCTTTCCATGATCTGTGTTGCCTAGCAAATACTTGTCACAAAGAATGTGAGCATATTCATGCAGCATAACTCCATAACACATACCCCATTCTTTAAGAATCATGCCAAATCTATTTGCACGACTAGTACCCCTACCAGTAGAAAATTTGACAGAAGATTCAAAGCCAAATATTTTTCCTAATTTTTTAAGAGATGCCAAAACTTCATTATGTGTAAGCATCTGTTCTTTCTCGCACCATAACTGGGAATTTTCCCAGTTATAGACTTTGCTTCTTTGATAATCTCTTGGTCTAGCCATTATGCACACTCCTTAACAATGCAAAGTGTTCTTGAATGTAGTTTTTGCACGTTATAACCACCTGCAAATACAACTCTTATTTGAACAATAAGATTATCAATTAACCATTCTTGCATGTGAGTAAAATGACTAACAGTTTCTTCCAAAGACTTAGCTTCTAAATCAGATATGCCATTGCTGATAAGTTTTTTTGCAATTGTATAGTTTCTCTTTTCATGCTTTTGCAAAACTGGGTCTTGCACCATTTCTAGCACAGTAGCAAATGCAGTGTCTGCATCATTATTAGCAAAGTTGTAGCGAATTTGACCAATTAAATTTCTGTCAATGCCACAATCAGTCATGATTTTTTTCAAGACATCTTGATCATTAGATTTACTTGACCAATATTCTTGAAGCTCTTGAATTGCATAGCTAAGATTATCTTCAACAGCTTTTAAAACTTTAGCATCAATATCTGCAAAAAGTTTTTCTAGTTTTGTAATTAAGTTTTTCATGTCGTTCTCCATAGTAATTTGTGTAAACATATAACTAATTATATAGATATATACTTATATATCTACAATTATTTCCATGAAGTAGCAAAATTTGTGGTGTTTTTTGCTATTTTTGGCCTTTTTTTAGGGTTTTCAGCTAAATTTGCTGTATTTGTGAGTATTTTTTCCTCAATAACAGCAAAGTTAGGATTAAGGATGTAGATAGCTGCAAAGTTATAAACCAGAGTATCTAATGCTTCGTTTCTTGGTCTGATCTGTTTCCAGACTAGAGATTTTTTACCTCTGACAAACTTAGTGACTCTTTTTTCTGCTGTAAGCTGCTTAAAGTATTCTTCATCAAGGTCTGAACAAAAATGCAGCGTTGTGCTTTCCTTGTCAGTAGATAATCTTGCAAAGATTGCTTCTTTTGCTGTGTCAGTTCCAACTGGATATAAAACAGCTCTGTTTTTTCCAATGAATGTTGGCCTATTTGCTATTGCTTTACCAGTTTGGTTTGAACCTTTTACAGCAAACACTCTTCTGGAATGTCGTTCTTTTGTAAATTCATAAACTCTTTGTGTATGGTGACCACCAGAGTCAACTGTGCAACATGAGATAGGGATGATTCTCTCTGTTTCAGTTTTAAATCTTTTCTTTAGGTATGCATCTAAATCTGACCAGACATTAAATGCATTGGGGTCACCCCAGAGAATCTTGTAATCCAAAACCCATGCTTCATAGTTTTTACCCCACCCAACAGTTTGTAATTCAATTCTGTCTTTTTGTACGTCACATCCAACTGTGATTACAAGCACATCTTCTGGAACTGAAGTGTGATCATAATTCAATCTACGTTCAAGCAGTGATTCATACTCAACAGCTTCACCTTGTTCTTCCCATGTTTCACCTAAAGAAGTGTTGACCCATGTTTTTAATGTTTCTGGATTCTTTTTTGCTTCAAGAAATGCTTTTGCCATATCTGCCCATGTTGACCAAACAGAATACAGCTCTGAAATATGAAAGCCTGCAGTTTTACTTTTGCTTGCACTTGCTCTCCATTCACCATTCTTGATCATCCATTGTTTTTTAGCTTCATCAATTACAGAACCACATTCTTCACATGCATAAGCTGCAGTTTCATAATTGTTTTCTTCCCAGACAACATTCTTCCACTTCAATACCTGTTTATGATCACATTCTGGGCATGGCACATAGTAATAGCGTTGATCTGATTCTTCAAAAGCAGATTCAATTGCAGATAACCCTTTAATGGTTGGTGTGCTACACATATAAATCTTGCGATTCCAGAAGGTTTTAGTTCTTGCTACAGCTAAACTAACTGGACTACCTTCACTGCCTGCTGACGTTTCCCACCTATCTACCTCATCCATAAGCAAGATTCTGATGGGTCTTGATGCTAAACCTGCAGGACTGTTGCTACCTACAATAGATAAATGACCACCTGCAAACTTTTTATGCATGGTTGTATTGCCACTATCTCTGCTTTTTGCATCTTTTACACATTCTCTAATCTTTTCTGTATCTCTAATCATGCCTGCAAGCCTATCTTTAGAGAATGACTGACCCATCTGCAATGTAGGTTGCACTATAAGCATAGGTGATGGGTCTTGGTCTATGTAATAACCAATAGCATTCAGCAGTATTTCAGTTTTGCCAACCTGTGAGCTAGTCATGACCACAATCCTTTCAATGTTTGGGTCATTAAAGGCATCCATTATCTCACGTTGATATTCAGCTCTATCAGTTCTCCACTGACCTGCTTCAGCAGAAGATTCTGGTGATAGTTTTCTGTAATTATCTGACCAAGAACTAACTTGCAGATTTGGTGGTGGTGACCATATCTGGTTGGTCTGCTGTATCACCTTTTCTATATTTTGTTGGTATTCCATTTTCTCCTAGTTCTTCTAGTGCTTCATAAACTTTATCTTTAATGATCTGTTCTGCTTCTGGATAGTTCTCAACTGTTATGACTTGGTGTGCAATTCTTGATGGCAATGCAATGAGTTTGGCTCTGGCATTAGCAACATAATCAACCCATGTATCTTGTACTAATGCAGCAGGTATGAGATTGCCTTCTAGTTGCTCAACTTCTAATTCAGCTTTTCTTGCTTGAGCTGCAGTTAGTTTGGTTTTCTCCTCTGTAATGTCACCAGTACCACTTTTCTTGTTGTAGCCACCTAGTTTTCTAAGATATGAGATATAAGCGATTCTGCAGACATCTATATTCAAAGGACTTCTGCCAACTTTACTAGGTAAGATTCCATCTC